GGATGGTAAAAAATATTACTTAGTTTACTCTAAGCAGGCTGGAGGTAGTAGACAAAAAGCAGGTCGGCCAAAAATTTATAACAAAAAACAAGGCGTTACAATTTACTTAACGCCTGAACTGATTAACAAAGTCAATCTAAAAATTAAAAAAGAGATGACTATTCAGGAAAAAATTATTGAGATAATTAAAAAAATGAAAATATAATCGTTGTTTTTATGTTTTTAAGCATTACATTTTTTAGTTATAGATTGAAAAAATAGTTGTTAATTTGCATAATCAGTTTTACGAAAGTTTAAATAAATATTTAATCCTGAAATGTATAATGACTGTTTGCTGAACCGATTTGAAAACGAAATAGGGGTATTTGGGATTTTCCCTATCGCAATTTCAAATGTTTACCGATAATCAACGAAATAGGCTTTTTTATTTATAAATTTAAAAAAACAAACTATGAATTTAGAAAAATACACTCCGGCAATGGAGATCGCGCGTATTGAAATTGATTCGGCAATTGCAACCGCAAAGCAATATCCGCGAGATGAAATTTCAATCATCAAAAAAATCGAAAAACTTTGTACGATGGACGACGAGATCGCGTCAGAAATGTTCTACGTCAAGCCTGTGGGATATTCAGAAACAAAGATGAAAAAATCCGTTGCAAAGACTGAATTGAGTAATACATTAAACAATCCGGACTACGAGTCAAAATTCGCAATCGGCGAAAGTGTACGGTTCGCAGAAATATGTATTGCTATGTGGGGCAATATAAAAGTAAGAACGTACTTAAAACAAGTCGAAGACAAACAAATTATAGTTTGCGCTGAGGCAATAGATCTTGAATGTAATACAGCCGTATCTTGCGACGTCACCCGCTCGATATATGGCAATAACGGGCGTTATTCTGCATCTACGATAATGAACACGATACAGGCAGCACAATCTATCGCTTACAGGAATATAGCCTTTAAATTAATTCCTAAAGCTCTTTTCAAGTCAGTGCTCACCAAAATCAAAAAGACCTCGGTCGGATTAAAAGAGAAAACAGAAACATCAAAAGAAGTAACATTTGAGACCGCAAAAAACAACGCGGTTAAATATTTCCTTAAGGCAGGTATTACAGAAGAGCAAATTTTAAAAACATTGGAGCTTAGCGATCTTTCAGAAATGAATCAGGATCACATTGTAATACTTCGCGGTTTTAAAACAAGTATCGCAGAAAAGCAGGAAACTTTGGAATCAATTTTTAATCCTATTCCTGAATTTAATAACGTATCTGAAACCGCAAAGCTAAGAACAAATGAAGATTAGTCGCCGGTTTTAAGGCTTTCCGGCGACCTTTTGTTTTTAAATATTATCTGCAATTGTGGCCATTGCCGTGGTCGGTAGTTTGTTGAATTTACAATCGTATTTACCCCATTTGACCCAAAGGGTTAAATGATCGTCGTTTAAATTTTCGACTGTGCATTTATTAAAATTAAGCTCAATTTCTATTTTTTGAGTTAAAGTTGCCTCAAAAACTTTATTGTAAATATCGACTATGATATTGTTTGTTTTTTCTGTAAAAGTTTCAACGCTCTCTACGATTACTGTTTTTTTATGCAAAAAAAACTGAAAATACTTATCTATACTTTCAAAATTATACGTATCTGTGTTTATAAAATACACAGCACGCAGCTTTTCTAAAACTATAGTTTTTAATTCATGTTTGAGCTGACTAAATATTACTTTTCTCATAATTTCTATTTTTTTAGTTTGTCCGTTACTGAATTACTGATATGCAAATGTACGGTTAATATTTTGAATATGCAAGTTTTTATTCAAAATAAAAACATGTTTAAGAACATAAAAACTTACAAATGAAACTGATTAGAGTAGATGGGGCCGGTCATGGTTTCGGACAAAAGTCCGAAACGTGGCACAAGATCCGGGCAGGAAAATTTACAGGCTCGGAAATTTCAGACCTTTGTGCAAAAAAAGGAATAGGGCAAACTGGTATTACTTACATAGAGAAAGTAATAAGCGAAGGTCGTACGATGCACTTTGATTTCATTGAAACGCCTGCAATGCGATGGGGTAATGAAAACGAACCTATCGCCCGCCAATTGTGGCAAAAGTTGTCAGGCAAAACGGTTGAAGAAATTCCGTTTATAATACATGACAAGTATGATTTTTGTGGGATAAGTCTCGATGGAATAAACTTGTTTGACAAATTTTTTATCGAAATCAAATGTCCATACACCATACAAGGTCATTTAAAAAACCTGCAAATTGAAAATCAGGATGAATTAAAAGCAGTAAGACCGGAATATTACTGGCAAATGCAATTTGGCTTATGGGTAACTGATTTTGATTTGACGTATTACATTAGCTTTGATCCTCGTTGGCAAGATGAATGTATTTATCAGATAAAAGTTGAAAGAAATGAATTTGACATAGCACTACTTGAAAGTAGAATTAACGAGGCTCAGGAAATAAGAAATAATATCTTGAAAAAGGCGAAATTGCATAAGCTAATAACGAGAGAAAATGACAAAAATTAATAGAATAAAAGTAATGAATTGTAAGTCTGTATTAGATGCAGACTTACAATTGAACGGATCATCTGTAGTATTAACAGGTGCAAATAATTCAGGTAAAAGTACGATATTGAAAAGTATCGCGGAACGTATTCAGTCCAAAAAACCGGAACTAATTTTAAAAAAAGGTGAATCAAGCGGAGAGGCAACATGGGAATTGACCGACGGCTGTAAAATAATTTGGTCATTTACAGATAAAACCGAAAAATTGACCTATATCACAAAAGAAAATTTTAAAATTTCGAGCGGTGTAATCGAACAGCTTCAATCAAAATATTTCGCAAACAAAAAAAGTTTTGACATTGATAATTTTTTAGTGCAATCGTCAAGAGAGCAGCAAAAAAAGCTTTGCGAATTAATAGGAATCGATTTAAGTGAAATCGATCTTAGATATAAGACAGCATACGATGAACGTACCCGTGCCAATGCCAATTTTAAAAGCATTGCAGCCAGAAAGGTTACTGTATTACCTGAAATACAAAAACCAGACTTGGACGCGCTGAAAGCCGAAAAAAAAGTATTAAATGAAAATATATTAAAAGAGGAAGAATCTGTAAAAATAAAAAACAAGCAAATTCAATCAAACTATAATCTTTTAAACGAAAGTTTGAGGATTGAAGTAGATAATTTCAATAAAGAGCAAAAAAACAAAGAAGAAGTATTAAAATTACATAATTCTGCTTTAAACACAGTTAATTCAAATGAAATTATTTTTGAGTTTTTTAATTTTACAAAATTCAATAATCATTTAAAAACATTGCCGCAACCTGAGCCATCAAAAATATTCGTAAAACTACCAGAACCGACGTTTTTAGATTATCCAGACCGCTCGCAATTAAACGAATTAGATTATCGTATTGAGTCTGCAAACGAAAAATTAATTGAATATACGAAGTACGATCAATCTTTGATCGCTTATCAAAAATGGATTAAAGAAGGCAAGAACGCCAGGGTTGAGGCAGAAAAATGTGAAGCTAATGTAGAAAGTATTGAGGCAGAAAAAGCAAAATTAATACAAGAAGCAAAAATGCCGGAAGGCTTTGCTTTTTCCGAAAATGGTTTATTGTACGGCGGTTTTGAACTGACAAAGCAGGCGCAAAGCACATCTGCTTTATACATCGCAGGATTAAAACTTGCGACCATGAATTTAGGCGAACTGAAAACAGTACATTTTGACGCTTCATTTTTAGACAAAAATAGTCTATTAGAAGTTGAGAAATACGCTCAATCTTTAGATTTGCAATTGTTAATCGAGAGACCGGATTTTGAGGCTGGTGATATTCAGTATGAATTAATTAACGAAAATACCTTGTAACTATGGCAAATATAACTTTTTCAGGGTCGGACATGATGACCGAAAAAACAAAAACATCTGATTTCGACAAAGTAATCGAAATATTAAAGCAAAGCAAACTCCCGTTACCTGAGCTCGTTGTTTTAGATAATAATATTACTGAAAAAATAGGCAATATACTTGAAGTTGAAACCTGCATAAATTGTGAGGGGATATTCAATTTAGGAGTATTGCTATACAATTATTGTCCTGACTGTCACAAATCAGTTATGACATGTCCAGAATGCGGAGAACAGGCATTACAACCCGAAAAAAATAACTTGGTTGTATGTGCAGAGTGTGATAGTAAGTTCAGTGCCGATGCCTTAAAAAATCCAGGCAAAGTTTGTTGTGAAGAAAAAAACATGCTCCCTGTAATTTACGAAAATGGAAGGTATTACAAGTATTACACTGTTGATTATACTGAAGGAGTCTGTCTTACGGCAACATTCAAATCAGGGTCTGAAAAAATATACAGAAATGTTTATGAATAATCAAAAATAAATATATGGAGAACAGTAAATGTGCATGTGGAACAGTAAAGGCGCTGTTCAATTGTGAAATTTATGTAAGGCCAGATCAACAGCCTTACAACGACGAAAGCTACGAAGATCTGAATACAGAAATGCCAGAAGAAGAAAAATACATTTACGGATATATCGTAATGTATTGCGAAAAGTGCAAAAAATTCGATCAGATCGAAAAAAGCGACTTTTAGAGAAATAAAATTTAGAGCGTGGGTAATATTTGTGATTATTTAAATTTAAAAATAATCACAAATATTTACGAAAACAAAGAACTTGTAAACCCGTAAAAACTTTTTTAGTATGCAATACACAGGTGATTTATACGCTCGATTTGGCCACGATTATGTAAAATTACAGGCTAATTCAGAAGATTTTGATAATCTTCAAAAAGAAAACGAAGCGTTAAAAAAAGAAGTTGAAAGACTACAAAATTTACAAGAAATAGAAAGGGGCAAGAACCGAGTTATGAACGTATTACAAAAAAAACTAAAAAATAAAAGAGTAGTTGTGGCAACAGATAACACCTCTTTTGTAATTCAATTTAGAACCTTGATCGAAAAAGACAGGATTTACGATAATCCTATCGAAATTGAAAAAAACGTGGTCAGTACCACGATACATATTTCGAGAGAAGCTGCAAGATCTCTTAGGGACTTGTTAAACGCATTAATACCTGTAGTATATGAATAAAATATGTAGAATTAAAAAAAGACTCGATTGTATAGGAGTCAAAGTCGGAAAGCTTACATGTTTTCGGCATGGTAAAAAATTAGAATATAAAAAATATGGTGATAAATTTTATATTTTTTATCAAGGCAAATTTAGAATTGCAAACATTAATGATTTTGATTTAGATGAATTATAACGGACATGAGTAAAAAAGACGCGTATTACTTTCCGCATTTCAGCAATGCAAGGAATGATTCAAAGATTCTTAAACTTCGCCGTGTTTTAGGAATAGAGGGGTATGGCATATTTTTTATGTTACTTGAAATACTGAGAGAGCAATCTGATTTCAAGTACAACTTAGAAAACATACCAGACCTCGAATACGAATGGCATGTAAGTAAAGAGAAGATACTTGCTGTAATAACAAATTTCGATTTGTTTACCATAACAGAAGATAAGTTTTTTAGTAGTAAGCTTGTATTATATCTTCAACCGTACCTTGAAAAAACAGAGAGAGCACGTATTGCAGCTAATACGCGTTGGAGTAAGGTTAGTGAGGAGTTAAACAAAACAGATGCAAATGCAATGCAAATGCAATGCTTAAGCAATGCACCGGCAATGCAAGGAAAGGAAAGGAAAGAAAAGGAAAATAAAGAAAAGAAAAATAAAGAAAAGGAAGAAAGCGAACTTTCCAACACGCAAAAAAAAGATAGTATTCTTGATCGTAAATTAGAATTTAAAAATAAGGTAATTAACGCGATCAACTCAAGCGATGAAATTACAAGATTTTACTTCACAAAAGATTCTTACAAAAACGCGAAAGATTTTTTTGAATATTGGAGCGAAAGTTCCGAAAATGCAAAAAAATTTCGCGCCGAAATGGAAAAAACGTTCGACATCGGACGTAGATTAAGTACATGGTTAAACAGAGATAATAGTCAACAAAATGGAAACAAATCAAGCAATACCAAAAACAAAGGGTGCACCGATCTCGAACTTGCAGAAATATTCAGAAAACATATCCCTGACGTCATCACATAACGAAATGTCTATTTATTCAGGAGAATTAAATCCTGATGTGCTTGTATCGCAAGTAATTAAATTAAAAAAATGCTTTCCGGCACAGGGAAATGATTTCTTTGATATACTAATTGAAAGATTAAAGGCAAACAATTTTTCAAGTGAAAGGTTGCAAGATGCCGTAAGTCATGTTATCGACAATCATATTTATCCCACATTACAAATTAGTACGATAATATCGTGGGACAAAAGAATAAAATTAAATTCATACAGCGAAATGTTAGGTATGATAAACGACAATCCAAAAGTATTCCAGTATTATGAAAAGATAAAAGTACATGGAAAATCGTTTTGGGTAAAAAGTTCTGATAAATCAATGTATAATTTAAAGGAGGAATATTTATGAAAAAAAACTTTATAGTATACGACGCTGACGATCTAAATATAGAATATTTTGATACGGAAGCAGAAGCAGAAAGATTTATCAAATCCTTAGGCAGTTTTATCGGATTTGAAAGATTGTCAATTTTAAGAAACTTTTTAGAACTTGCATCAAAACCAGGCTGGAAATATATAGAAAAAGGCGAATTTCCAAAAAACAGTGATCAGGTAAATTTATGTATTAGTTTTGGACTTGAAAACATTGTGATTTGCGCTGAATATATAGACAATGATTTTTATAGAATCAATACTTCCACTAAAGTTTCATCAAAAATAATTTCATGGTGCGAACTCCCAAAATTTAACGAAAACGAATAAGATACGGAGACAGTAAATTCTTTAAGCGGTATGATAGCTGTAAAAGACATCAGAGGGAAATCGGTAAAGCAATCAATTATTAACAATTTAATTTGGTACAAATGACAAACACAGAAAAACAAGCAGACTGGATAAAGCTACAACGCAAAAAAATTGTAGATGCAATCAATGAAGTAGTTGAAATAGTAATCATGCAAAACCTATCGTCAGTAGACAGAAAACCTTATATATTAGATTTCTGTATCGGCATGGCAGGAAATAATGTCACATTGCGTGTTTATGAAAACTCAGAAACAAAACTGATTGAAAAATCAGAATACTGGGGCTTAGAAAATATATTCAGTATTGATTACAAGGATTCTATACAAAAAAACGTTAAAGAATTTTTGGCAATGGCCAAAGAAATGAAAATTATTGCATTAAAATACAGTAAATTGAACGATAAGGATTAGTTTTATTGTTATGAAAAAAGCAAACATTAATCCCGCATTGCTGTTTAAGCAGATTTCTTTAATGTTCCAAGTTAGCATAAAAGAACTTAGTAGGAGTCAAAAACGGGAACACGTAGACCTACGATATTGTTTTTTTAAGATTGTAAGAGATAATACAAATGAAACTTTGGCTAAAATCGGTAAACGTACCGGGCACAATTATACAACTGTTTTGTATGGTATTAATCAGGTCTCTGAGATAAAAGAAATACAAAGCAAGTATAAAAAGATACTGCGAATGATTAATTTAAAATAACTAATTAAAAATCAAAAAAATGGAAGTAGAAACTGAAATAAAAGTTTTGATGTTATTATCTCAAATGGTAATGAATATCAATCAAACAGAAGATTTATCTGCTGAAAAGTTTTCGTTAATTTTGTCTGAAACTGCAAGTAAAATTGATGATTTGTATTTGTATAGAGGTATAAAAGATGTTCAAGATGACAATTAAAAAAAGTATAATAACAGCAAGAGAGTACAAAAAACTTGTATTATCCGAAAAGGATCTTCACAAACAAATATGCGAATATCTGAGGTTGAAAAATGTTATTTTCAATACAGATTTATCAGGTTTAAAAATGACAATCGGACAGGCCGCCTCAATATCACAATTAAGGTCAGAAGCGGGCTTTCCTGACATTGTAGTATATAAAGCTAATAGTTTGTACCACGCTTTGTTTTTAGAGGTTAAAAAAGAGCAATGGTTTAACAAAAAAGGAATGTTTAAAACAGAACATATTAAGATGCAAGCCGAGTTTCACGAAAAATTACGGACTGCCGGGTACTATGTCGAGTTTACTTGTACTTTGCTGTCTGCAAAAAAAATAATTGATTGGTATTGTTACATTCAATAGTTTTTCATAAATTTGTTTTTTAAAATGGCGTTTAATACTACGGTTCTATCTTAAATTACCTTTTCTTATTTTAGCAGGTTTGTAGTAACGTCGCCGTCCTGCTTTTTTAAATTAAATATCATGGAATGGATTGATATAAATATTGAACTACCAAAGGCAGATACTCCAGTATTATGCCAAAGAGTAGAAACAAGCATGGGCGGAGCTAAATACATAACTCCGGTTGTATCATATCTTAAAAATAATGGTAGATTCGCTTGCGAATTTGACTGGATTACAGTAACACATTGGATGGTATTACCAGAACCGCCAAAAAACCAAATTTAAACAAAGTATGGCATCTTCGGCAAAATTTGACGATAATATTTCAAAAAAGGCTTTTATTGAAGCTTTCAAGAAGTCGTTTGGTAATATTACACAAAGTAGTAAAGCTGCTGGCATAGATAGGCAAACGTATTACAACTGGATGAACCAGGATGTAGACTTTAAGTATGCTATTGAAAACATACAACCAGACGAATTGTTTTTGGACTTCGTAGAATCAAAGCTGGTTCAAAAGATTAATGACGGTGATACCGCTTGTATTATCTTTACACTGAAAACCAAAGGCAAAAAACGCGGTTATGTAGAACATTCAATAATCGAAGTTGAATCTGAAAAATTGGCAAATGTAATAAAATGGTTTGGACAAAACGAATAGATGGAGACAGTAAATTCTTTAAGCGGAGGTAAAACATCGAGTTATTTAGCTGTAAATTATCCAGCTGAATATAATGTTTTTGCTCTTGTACGTACGTATGATAAAAATTGTTTATTCCCAGATAAAAAAATAAGACAGATTGTTTCAGATAAAATAGGAGTTGATTTTATCGGAACTTTAGAAATGGATAATATTATTTATACGATACTTGACTTAGAACAGCTTATAGGTAGTAAAATTGATTGGGTAAGTGGTAAAACATTTGATGAAATTATTGTAAGAGGTAAAAATAAATATTTACCGAATGTAACTCAAAGATTTTGTACAACAGAGATGAAGATAAAACCTATATTCGAATGGTGGCTAAACAATTTTAATGAACCTATCGAAATGAGAATTGGATATAGGGCGAATGAAGGCGGTAGAGTAAAAGCCATGGATAGTAAACTAAAAAACGGGCTTTTAGAATTTAAAACAATAATAGGCAAAACAGGAAATCGCAACAAATGGGGTAATGTTGGTTGGCAAAAACCTGTATTTCCATTAGTTGCAGATAATGTATACAAAGATAATATTGATGAGTTTTGGAAAAACAAACCAGTCAGATTTGCATACATGAATAATTGTGTGGGTTGTTTTCATAGAAACGAAGTTCTATTAAAATTCATGAGTACAAATTACGCTAATAAATTCAACTGGTTTGTTAGCGCGGAAAGTAATACTAGTTATAATATAAGAACCTTTAAAAATGGAATTACATACGAAAAAATTAAAAATTCATTCAAACAGTTAGATTTGTTTGAGAATGATTTTTCTGAATGTGATTCCGGATATTGTGGAATTTAATAAATTAGAACGAATAGGAGGTATTAACCTCACGTTCGATATGTGATTCTAATTGTATTTTTGAATTGACAGTTATTGAAAGAAAAGGTAATTTTAAACAAAATACTTAGTATTATGAAGACAAAAGAACAAGTAATAAAGATTATAAAAAATCTTTATATACTAAAAATTAAAGAAGTAGAGCAAAAAATAGGTAATAATATGGGTGCTTGTTCTACTTTGTACGTAAAAGAAATTTTAGAACTTATGTATGATTCTTATATGAAAGGACTGGATGAGTTTAAACAAAACACTTAAAACTTGTATTATGATAAAACATAAACCATTCTCAAAAACAAAGCTGTGCGATGAAGATTTTTTCGCACACTGGATTGTAGCAATTATAGTTATAATACAATTATTGTTATGGCTGCTTTGAGAAAAATACCTGTAAAACACAATTTGTTATTCCAGGCTACAGGCCAGAGTATTACTTCAAAAAACGCGGTATCCGGTCAACTTTTTGAATGTAGATTTAACTTTAGTGATATAACATTTTGTATTACCAAAGTTAGCGACGTTGTTTATTTTTGCGATGTCGGCACAGGCGAAGAGTATTGTCAGAATAAAACTGCTTTCGATGCAGGAAATTTTATAGCAAAATAAATTTGTTTTTTAAAATTTGTTAGTTTATCTTTGCGGTATGATTGGTCAGAATCATAAAAGAAATTGGTTTAATAAACCACAAACCCCAACTCTCAAACTGACCTTTGATGGAAGGGGTTTTTAATTTTATAATATTATGTTAAACATCTTAAAAACAAAAGATTACTCTATGTTTAAATTTATAAAAAACAATAGAGAAGTAAGTATTGAAATTGTCAACAGACTTGCGTTTTCAATCAAGAAACATGGGTATATAGAAAGTAAACCAATTCTTGTAAACGGTAATTTAGGAATAATTGATGGGCAGCATAGATTCCATGCCTGTAAAAAATTAGGAATAGACGTTGTTTATGTTATTCAGAAAAATCTTAGTGAAGATATAATTTTAGATTTAAATACCGGTCAAAAAAATTGGTCGCTCACAGACTTTGTAAAGTCAAGAAAAGAAGAGCAACCTCATAAAGAAATTTACGAAACAATGGTTTTGTTAAAATTAAGTGGGACTCCGGCGGCTACAATAGTTTTATCTGGAAAAACAAATTACTCTTTAAAAATATGTAGTTCAAATAACAAAATTGTTTACTCTTTAAATCCAGACAGAAAAAGAATAATTGAATTTCTTTTAAATATAAAAGATACGTTTGAATTTTACCATACAACTTTTTTTATAAGGGCATGTGCTTTATTGTTTAGAAAGGCGTCTACAGATCACATAAAAAAATTGATTGATTTTAAACATCACATAAAAAAATGCCCAACAAACGAATCATACTTGTTACTTTTTGAATCAATTATAAACAAAGGCATAAAAAAAGCTGAAAACAAAATCCATTTTTTCAAATACTAATTTTTTGTAGGTAAAAGATCTCCCAAAGCCATGTACTGACAGCAACATGATATAAGCGCGATTGTATTAGATTCTTTGGGAGCGCCTATGTTTTATAACATGTTTTTATTTTGAATAAAAACTTGCATATTCAAAATATTAACCGTACATTTGTATCAGTAAAAGCAATTAAGCTGGACGTAAAACCAACCCACGATGAAAACAAAAAATATATCAAACAAAGCGATGCTAAGCATAATTTCTGTTATTATACAAATAGGTTTTAATAGAAACGATGCGGGTACTTTATCTTCTTATGTTTTTAAAGCAATTCAATATTCAGATAAAAAACAAATTGAATTAGGCTGCAAAATGTTTTTAGATAAAAGAACCAATACCCCTAAATGGGGTGATGAAAGTGGCTTAGATAATGAATTAATCGCCATATTTTTATCTTGAAATATGCGATTAAAAAAGGTCGCCGAACACAGAGAAAGAAAATTTTTGAATGAAAATACTGGTTTGTACCGGTGCTGAGCGCCAGTATTTTTACTTCTGTTTTACTTAATTGTTAAAATGAAAATGAAAAAAATACATATCAATAACGACGATAATTATGCAACACCTCCCGAATTTTACGAGGCTTTGAATAAGAGATTTAATTTTGATTTTGACCCTTGCCCATATAGCGAAGGAGAAGTTGTTGATGGTTTGAATATTGAATGGGGACAATCAAATTTTATAAACCCCCCATATAGCCAAAAATTGAAAGAGCAGTTTGTGAAAAAAGGAATTGAAGAAATGAAGAAAGGAAAAGTTTGTGTTTTCCTTATTCCGGTTAGCACTTCAACTATACTATTCCATAAGTTTATAAAACCTAATGCAAGCTCTATTGAATTCATTCAAGGGCGGATTAAATTTGGAAAACTGGATGAAAAAGGAAATTTTTATCTACCATTAAACGCAAAAGGAAAAACGCAAAGTGGAACTAAAGATAGTATGGTCGTAGTTTTCGATGGAAGAACTAAAAGCAAGTAATTAGACTTTTTCAAAACTCCGGAGATAGAATTTCCGGAGTTTTTTTATGTCTTTTTTTACATTGTCCACGACCTTTTGTACGTTGTAAATACAAAATACCTAACTGCATCAATTAAGTGGTCAAACATCTTAACCGGCTCATTGGTAAACATACTACTATTATTGACATTTTCCTTCCATTTGTAATGATTCTTTTCCTTATGTATGTTTGAGCTTCTGGAAGTATATAATATTTTGAATGATTTCAACATGTTTATTCCTGGTAACACATCTTTTTTAGCTGGCATTACCTGATAATTAATGCCTCTTAAATCAATTATTCCCTTACTATCCTCGCTGTCCGCCACAATAATAGAACTGAAACTTATATTATTGATTTCAAATATATTCTGGATACTATTGTACTGAGTAGATTTAAGATTAACAACTTGTTTTTCATAAGCTATTTCATTAAGCACTAAAGAGTTTTGAAACTTATATATTGCTACTATTGCAGTTTCTGCATTAACAAATCCAAAGTCCAACCCGTACCCAAGCAACTCACTTCCTTCCGGTAATACATCTATCGATGTCCAATTAGGAAATATTAATCCATGTATTTCTGCCTGTTCTCCTAAACAATAAATCTTGTAATACTGTTCATCAATATTAATCAGGTTTTCAATATTATCTATGATTGTTTGCTCGAGAAATGGATTATCTTTGTATGTAGACTTATAAAAATCACATTTGTATTTCTTGAGTAGCATTGTAAAAATCCAATGATCTTCGGTCATTGATGGATTGTAGTCAAGTAATATTTTACCAGCAGTACGATTTATTATTTGAATAAAGCTTTCAAGGTCACATTCGTTTGCCTCATTAATATAAGCATGCAAACGTTTTCGGCCTCTCAATTTTTGTGGCTCGTCGAGTCCTACAAACTCAATTGTATGACCATAAAGGTAGTATATTGATTCTGTTTTATTTAAGTTATCAGGATTGTATAAATTTAGAAGGGTCAATATTTCAATAAAATCACGTAGCACCGTGCCTTTTATCGTAGTTTTATTTTTTCTGAATATTGCAATTACCTGCTTTTTTCTGTCATAGTTATCTACACACCATTTAATTAATGCAATTAATATACCCCATGTTTTGCCAGATCTCGCCCCGCCTTGATGTATTATAATCTGATTAGTAGACTTTATCGAATCGTAATAACTTTTTGTTAG